TTAATGGTTCACTGATAGAGTTCAAAAGTTATGAGAACGAGCAGGATGCCAAGAGCGGAAAACGTGATTACTTATTCGTGAATGAGGCGAACGGTATCACGTATCAGATATACTGGCAACTGGCTATCCGTACCCGTAAAAAGGTGTATATCGATTACAACCCGTCTGCAAGGTTTTGGGCACATGATGAAGTGATAGGGCGTGATGGTGTGAAACTGATTATCAGCGACCATCGTGGCAACCCGTTTCTGTCTAAGGAGGAACACGACCGTATAGAGGGCATCAGCGACCCCGAGCTGTGGAAAGTGTACGCACGGGGGCTGACGGGGAAGATTACTGGTTTAGTGCTTACGAACTGGGACATCGTGGATGTGATGCCGACACCAGCAGAGCGGAAGATGACCGTTTACGGTTTGGACTTTGGTTTTACGAACGACCCCACGGCACTGGAGGAACTGGCACTCGCACATGGTGACCTTTATATCGACGAAAGGATATACACCACGGGAATGACAAACCCCGACATTGCGGAAGAATGCAAGGCGCAGGGACTGGGGCGGCATGACCTTATCGTGGCTGACAGTGCCGAGCCTAAGAGCATTCAAGAGTTGCGCAACCTCGGTCTTTGGGTGGTAGGCGCGGACAAAGGGAAAGACAGTATCGTGGTGGGTTTGGATATACTGCGGAGATACCGCCTGCACGTAACAAGGCGCAGCAGTGGGATAATCGACAACCTAAAGGCGTACCAGTGGCGGAAAGACCGTGACGGAAAGAGCACGAACACCCCCGAGGATGGTAACGACCACGGCATTGATGCTATCAGATATGCTGCACTGGCTAAGTTGAACATACGGAGAACGGGAACGACAAAAGGGTATCTGACATGAACATTAATACGACTTTCGATTACTGGCTGCGTGTGGCAATACACACCGATTTTCAGATGGGAAAATACTCTCGCCCGTACAGTGTGGGAAAGGTGAAAACGCCCGAGACGTTAGATGGAATAACCATCGGGCAACTGATAGAACTGTCAACGCTAAAGGATGCGAACGACAGTTTTTACCGTGTTTGTGAAATCCTGCTGAAGATGGAGCGCAAGGATGTGGCACGGGCGAGGGCGGTCGATGTGGTGATGTTCTGTGGCTGGGTAACTGGAGAGGTTGAGCGGATAAACAAGATATTCGACAATGCCAGTGCAAAGCCTACGGACACGGAGAAACGGGCAGGCATTGAGCGTCTGCGGTTTGGATTGTTTGGGATGCTTGACTGGTATGCCCTGCGGATGGGTTACCAAGACCAAGAGGACGTGAAGGACGTGCCGTGGATGCGTGTATATAAGTGCATGGATATGGACGTAAAACGAATACAATATCAAAAGAGATTGCAGGAGGTTATCAACGATGAGTATCGAAGAAAAAGTAAGAGCGGTATGCGCTGACGCTTTGCCCGAGTTCACGTATATCTTTGCCGACTGGTTTGATGCCAGCCGTATCGTGAGCAAATCCCCGTTGCCTGCGGTGGTGAACATATTACCAGTGAGCGGCACGATGGAGGTAAGGAACGGCAGGCGGTATGATGTGGAGAACGGTGCAGTGGCGTTTGTCGATAAAGTTCAAAAGGATGCCACGGGCGAGGATAATGCAAAGGTGTACAACCGCATGAAAGATGCGGCATTTGTGTTTCTGCGTGCGCTTAACAATAGCGGTTATTTTGAGCCAGTGAGCGAGGCGGTGGGGTTCAGTGTTATCTATGAGCAACTGACGAGCATCGTGACGGGTGTCATGCTTGACATACAGTTAAGGGAGTTGCCGCAATGTTAGACCCAGCACAAGCAAAGACAATCATTGCCGAGGAACTGGAGCGGCTGCGTGAGCGTATCATTGCGAATATGAGGGCGCAGAATGCCGTTGCCAGTGGCAGAACCATCAAGTCGTTACGGGTGGTGATGACCGCAGACGGTGGCGCACTGGTGTCCGACCAGCAGATGCCGTTCGGAGTACTGGAAACTGGTCGCAGAGGTGGGAGAATACCTTACGGCTTTTCTGCTATCATCTACCAATGGATGCAGGACAAGGGAGTGCATGCAACAGTCATCCCGTACAAGACGAACAGACCACATAAATACACGGAGCAGGAAAGGAGCGACCGCAGCATGGCGTCTGCTATTGCGCACACCATCGCACGCAGTGGCTCACGGTTGTACCGGATGGGAGGGCGTGACACTATTTACTCTAACGTCATACCCGAGACCGTGGAGAGAATAGAAAACCGTATAACTGGCATGATGTCGGCATACGTGGATGAGATGATACCGATTAATAACACAGAGATAGGAGGGAAGTAAATGCGGCAGAACACAACGAGCGGAGTGACGCTGAAATACCCCGATGCCGTGGGGTTTGCCTTTAACCCGTGTCTGCTGGTTGCCAGTAACACACAACGGATGGACATTACGGTTAGTGATGGCACGGACACGCTGGCGGTGACATACTACGGCTTTAATGGTGAGGCGTATGCGGACATACGTGCCTATGTGCAGGCGTTATTCAAGGAAAAGGAGTTCGGAAATATATCCTACTCCACAACTGCGCAAAAGGTGGCAACGGGTAAGAACATATATATCAGCGTTACTGCTACGACCGTAGGATGCACTACTGTGGCGTTTTCTACGATTACGGTGTTCTATGTATGGGGGGCACTGAAAATCGGGGCGCAGGAGCGTTTTAACGGTTATCGCAGGCTGACATACTTTGCGAACTACCCGTGGACGTTTGGCGTATACGTGACTGGTGCTACGAGCATCAAGTTCGGGGACAACGGGCGGTCTGTCACTGGCGAGGGCGTGTGGAATGTGTCACCGAGTATTGCAGCAGGGGCGCAGACAGTCATCGTGTATGATAGTAACGGCACGGTGTCGAATATCACGTTTGACACGACGTTCGATTTCACGTTCCATCTGACCGCAGGCACAAGGAATCAAGCCATTGCCACGATAACGGTAGATAGGGAGGCGAACGAAGGATATTATCTGCGCTGGCTGAATAGGCAAGGAATGTGGTGTTACTGGCTTTTCAAGGAGGGCGCAGGGAAATATCAGAGTGCAGTCGATGGAGAGTTTTGGCGAAATAATATCATAGCCTTTGACCAGTCATACGGTTATCAAGGCGGTGCGGTACGCTACCAGTCACACAATAGGCAGGAAGTTATCCCCGTGTGCGTGCCGTTGGTTGACCGTGACACATGGATGTATCTACTCGACATCATCAGTTCGCCACTGGTCGACCTTTATACTGGAACGAGTAACGGTGTGCCGCAGTGGGTGTCCGTGAATGTGCAGGCAGGAACGACGACACGGGATATGAAAGCCGAGTTATCTGATTTTATGTGTAATATACAGTTGCCCGAAGTTCCAACGCAGCATCTATGACGCAGGAGTTATATATTAACGGGGTGCTTGCCGATATGGATGACACCTCGAACGTGTGGCTTGACATTAAGACGAATCTGCTGAATGATATCACGAAGATTCAGTCGAGTATCACGCTAACGATTAAGCTACCGACAACGGCAAACAACTGTCGTATCATCGGACTGGCGCAGGCGGTGACATACCGCACTGGTGAGGATATGCAGTGGAGAATCCACACGGCAGAGTACAGGCGTAACGGTGTGACGCTGATACACAACGGGCGGCTTACTGTGGTGCGTGTGTCTGATGGGGCGATAGAGTGCAATATCGTGTGGGGGTTATATGATGCCGTGTCAAGGCTGACAAAGACGGATGCAACGCTAAACACGTTGACTGACGAGATAAATACCGTCTTGTGGACTGGTACTAATGCCGTTGAGAGTTATGCGGACATAGCGGATAAAAACTGGTTCTTTGCCGACATCGATATGTGGTACGTCACGGCAGAAGATTACCCATGGACACGTTCCGACAGTCTGTATGACAGTGAACGAACATATAATGGTGGTCTGAGGTACGCAAACATCCATCCGTCTGTCCGTGTGCCTTACGTGTTGGGGTTGATAGCTGCAAAGTGTAACGTAACGATGAACTGGTCGCAGGGTGCGCAGGCGGTTATCAATTCGTTGTGTCTGCCACTGGTGGATAATAAGGCAAACGACAGTACATACCAAGACACGACCATCGTATCTTTCGCTAGCAAGCCGCAGACGGAGCGCACGCTTGGAGTGTTTACCCCGAATTTTATCAGCGTCGACCAGTTGCTATTCACGCAGGAGAATGGCACGCTCATAGCAGCAGCAGACATGGACATCCATGCCACGATGCTGACACTGGTGCAGTACGATATGGCAAATATGCCAGTGGATAATCAAGGCTACTGGAATATGAGGGGCGTATATACTGCTTTCGGTGTTGAGCATGGCGAGAATGATTATGACAGTTATTATTGCGGCATCCGGTTCACTGGCAGGGAAACGAAGATAAAAGCGTCTGATTACCCATCGAAGATTGTGGATGCCACGCTTACGGGTGAGGGCGTTTTCCATGTAACTAAGGGTGAGAAACTGAAGTTCGGCAGGTTTTACCAACAGTCAAGTTTCTACGGTGGCGAGCCGCAGTGGATAGCAGAGCCAGCCGCAGACAATCCGCCTACGGCTTTCCTTAGTGGCTCATACGTAAGGATGCGACCGTCTGCCGTGGGCAGTGATGTGCCGATGAACGGGTACTATCCCATCGAGAGCAATCTGCCGAGCATTAAGGTCATTGACTTTGTAAAATTCCTGTGCGCCTATACTGGCTCATATCCTTTGCAGATAGCCAGTGCGGACACGGTAACGTTTGCGCAAGTGTCGGACGTGTTTGGTAATATTGCCAATGCCGTTGACTGGTCGGATAGACTGATAGCCACGACAGACGAGAACGAGCCGAAAGAACTGGCTTTCCATGTCACCGACTGGGCGCAAAGGAACAGATACCAGTGGGCGGAAGATGATAGGAACGAATACCCTGCGGAGCATTACGAGTTCGATTTGCTCTTGGATGATGACACACTGGAGGCAGAGAGAACGGTACTGACGTTCCCATTCGCAGCCAGCGATGGAAATAATGTGCCGGTATATACTCGCACGGATGCAGGAAACGTGGAATCATCTGCGTGCAAGCCCCGTGTGTTTATGGTCTATGACAAGAGCGGCAAGGCAGGGGCTAAGTTTGAAAGTGGATGGTCGGAAAGGTTGGCGGAAACCATGTCACCGTTACGGGCATCACTGGAGAAAGCAAAGGTTATCACGGAGCGCATAGCATTGACGGACATTGAGGTGATGCAGTTCGATGAGCGTAAACCCGTATATCTCGCCCAGTATGGTGCATTCTTTGCCGTACTGGAGATTAAGCAGAGCAACGACATGGCGGCAGATGTTACCATGTTACGTATAATCCAAACGGAGGGATGATATGCCAACATCAGAGCAACAGAAAATCTTGGATATTAAGGTACGTTACGAGGATGCCATCAACGGCATTGCTAAGTATAAAGAAAAAATTGATGAACTGCGCAAAGCCGAAGAAGAATTGCGAGCGCAGAAAGATTTGGGCATCGTGACTGATAGACAGTATTACGAGCAAGTAACGGCAATCGGCCAATCGATAACGTCTTACAAAGAGAACGTGCGAGTACTGAACAAGGAGATACAGAACAATATCAAAGTGCAGCGAGAGAATGAGGGTTCGCTTACCCAGCTACGTGCGCAACTGTCAAACCTTACCCGTGCGTATGACCAACTGGATAAGGAGAGCAGGGAAGGCGAGTTCGGGCAGAACTTGAAAAAGCAGATACTTGATATTACGGCACAGTTGAAGTCGGCAGAAGGCGAGACAGAGCGTTTTTACAGAAACGTGGGTAACTATGAGAACAGTATCAAGAACGCACTGGGAGCAAACAGTAAATACGTGCAGGGCATGCAGATGGTGTCTGATGTGACGAAGAACGGCATCGCCCCTGCTATGACTATCGCAAAGAACAGTGTCGTGACGTTCGGCAAGTCTTTACTCGGCTTGCTGGCGAATCCTATCGTGGCAACGCTCACGGCCATTGCTGGCGCAATCATGCTGGTGTCTAAGGGCATCAGCTCGAGTGAAGAAAACAGTAATAAATGGGCGGTTATCATTTCCCCGTTGAATAGGTTGCTCACGGCAATGCTGAACGTTGTCCAAGAGATTACGGGTGCGATTCTGTCTTGGGTAAACAATGGTGCAAAACTGGTCGGATGGATAATGACGATGATGGAGAAGTTACCCATTATCGGCAATATGATAAAGGGCATTAATAATGCCATCCGTGAGAGCATAGACATCGCCAATACTGACGCAAAACTGGCGCAGCAGAGGCGTGACATGGAGGTGCAGAATGCAAAGGACGAACTGGAGATTGCCAAACTGCGAAAGAAAGCGGCAGGAGAGGATAGGTCAAACAATGCCAAGCGTATTGCCGACTTGAAACGTGCCGAGGAACTGGAAAAGGGAATCATGAAACGCAGGGTCGAATACGCAAAGATAGACTACGAGAATGAGAAACGAAAGGCAGACCAAGCGCAGAACGATGCCAAAACGAATGATATGCTGGCGCAGAAAGAGGCAGCCTATTACCAAGTCCAAACACAGTTTTACACGCAGACAATCCGCATGGCTGGGCAGGTGGCTACGGCAGAGAATAATCTACAAAAGCAGTATGCCGCCACTGGTAAATCTGCCACGGACAAAGCACAAGCCATCGAGCAGGCGAAACAGAGGGAATTGCAGGCGGTGAGGTCTGCGGAGGATGCTCTAATCGCCCTAATAGTAGATAGCCGCATCCGTGAGCGTGAACAGATACGTGTTGAGTATGACAGACGTATTGAGGACTTACGGGCATCGCTGGAGAAAGAAAAGAATCTGACTGCTACGGCTCGGGCTGCAATACTGGCAGAGATAAAGGCGCAGGAGCAACTGCGGCAAAAGGAACTGGACGAACTATCCGCAGAGCAAACGGCAAAGGACATCGAGCGTGAGCGTGAACGTCTTGAACTATTACTGGAGGCGGCAGGGAAAAACAACCTAAAACGCAGGGAGTTGACACTGGCGCAACTGGATTTGGAGGAACAAACCGAGCAGGAGCGTATCAAGAAAGAGGTTGAGGACGTAGAGAAACGAAACGAAATGCTCTTGGCGTTACAGTTGGCATTTAACCAAAGACGTTTGGATGTCGAGGCCGAATACGACAAAGCCGTGCAGCAGGCACAATTAAAAGCCATCGAGAATGACTACGCCCAGCGTATTGCAGCCGCAGGAGAGAATGAACTGGAGGCGGCACGACTACGGATGGAGCAGAGCCTTGCGATACTGAACGAGAGCCACCAACTGGAGGGCGAGAGCATCGAGGAATGGAACGCCCGAAGACTGGAACTGGAGCAAGACTATATCGATAAGAAACGGGCACTCGCAGATAAGGAGGTGCAAATCGAGAAAGCGAAAGCCGAGGGAATTGCAAAGGTGTTTGGCGGTCTGTCTGCTGTAGCTGCCGCCTTTGGTGAGGAAAACAAGGCACTGGCGCAGGCATCAAAGATACTGGCACTTGGCGAGATTGCGGTGAATACGGGTGTCGCACTGGCAGAGGGCATCAAGCAGGCGCAGAGCGTGCCGTTCCCTGCGAATATTGGTGCGATAGCTACTACGGTAGCCACTATCTTGGCGAATATTGCCACGGCTATAAAAACGGTTAAGTCGGCAAAGTTTGCCCGTGGTGGCGCAGTGTATGGAGCAGGAACGGCAACGAGTGATTCCATCCCTGCACAGTTGTCTAACGGTGAATCGGTAGTGACCAGTTCCGCAACGTCTATGTTCTCGCCCATCTTGTCAGCGTTCAACCAGTTGGGAGGCGGTGCGCCCATCGTGGTAGATAGTCCGCAGCAACAACTCGGAGAGGACATGCTGGCGGCTGCGGTTGCAAGGGGTATGCAGCAAGCCCCCCGACCAGTGGTAACGGTTGAGGAAATAAACAGAGTGCAGAATCAAGTCGAAGTCATTGAAAAACTATCCGTATTATGACGCATTACGATATTATCAAACTGGCTGAAAGTGTGCTGATGACAGTCGTCAAGAACGGTGTCAACGTGCAGGATGTGGTGTACCTCAAAGTATATGAGGAATACACAAGAATGGAACGGGAGGGGCACAAAAAAACGTTTATCGTGGACTATCTTTCCGAGTTGTATGGTGTGCCAGTACCGACAATATACCGCATTGCAAAGAGGATGCGCACTGCATTAAGTTTTCCATAATGTTTTGTATATAAGTCTTTAATAGTGAGAGCGTTATGCCGTGAGGTATGACGTTCTTTTTTTTGGTTTTACACAATAAAAACCTATGGTTTTACATGATGCGTAACCAGTGGTTTTACATGATGCATAACCAGTGGTTACGTTTAGGGGTTACCTTGCCCCCCTTTTGGGGTTATCTTGGGGTTATTTTGGGGTTTGCTTGGGGTTATTTAGGGGTTATCATGCCCAATTTTGCCCGTTTTTGCGCATTTTTTACGCACTTTAGGTTAAATATTAAGAGTTTATATATATAATATATTTATTTAAGCTAAATATTTAAATAAAAAAATAAAGAGAGAATTAGAAGAGAGAAAGAAAAAAGGTTTTTCGGGTTACTGGCAATTTATAGCGCATTTATGCACTATATTTTTGAAAACCGTTTTAAACGGGTTCTAAGCCGTTATTTCTTGTGAGCCTTAATAAGTACCCACTATCATGGTGTGATAGCATCAGAACGGCTAAAAACGGGCAAATTTTAAATATTTCGTTTATCTTTGTAAACAAATTCGGAAGATATATGGCAACATTGAAGATTTACAACGATATTCAGTCCGAGCAGCAGAAGGCGGTTGCGTCTTTTTGGGGCGAGGCAGAGGGCGTGTGCTTTAAAGACATTGACACGTTCTGCAACGGACTGTCCGATAAAGACGAAGACATCGACATTCGACTGCACTGTGATGGCGGCAGTGTAACTGAGGGATGGGCAATATATGACCGCCTGCGTGCCACTGGAAAGAGAATCACGGCAACGGTAGAGGGCAACTGCGCAAGCATGGCGACAGTCATTCTGATGGCTGCGCCAAAGGAGAGGCGAAGGGCATACCAGTCGGCACATATCTGCGTGCATAACCCGTGGATGTGCCCGTGGGCGTTAGGTGATGCAGTTACGGCAGATGATTTGCAGAAGTACGCCAACGACCTGCGTGCAGAGCAGGCAAAAATGGTTGACTTATACGTGGAACGCTGCGGATGCGACCGTGCAGAAATCCAGTCGTTGATGGATGAAGATAAATACATCGATACGGAGCGTGCCCTGCAACTGGGTATCATCGGAGAGATAGCCGCCCCGTTGTCGGCCTCGAAGAAAGAGAAAAATGCGAAATCAAAAGAGATAATTAACACAAGTATTAACAAAGAAAATTCGGAAGGAATGACAGAAAAGAAAATCGAGGTTAAGGCGAGCGTCCTTGACCGCATTCTTGCCAAATTGGGTTTAAAGTCATTGGATGATTTCAAGGACGATGACCTAAAAGGCATGGATTTGAACACGGCTGACGGTGACGTGCTTACTGTTGACCGTGAGGATGGTTCGCCCGAAGTTGGTGACGTTGCACGCCCCGATGGCGAGCATCTGATGCCCGATGGCACTACCATCGTAGTCGTAGATGGTGTCATCAGCGAGATACGCCCTGCACAAGACGATGCTCCCGAGGGCGAGGACGCTGACGAACAGAAAGGAGAAACGGAGGAAACGGAACTCGATGACCGTGACGAGGAGGAGCAACGTCTACGGGAGCAAATTGCCGAACTGGAGAAAGAGAACGAGGAACTGAAACAACGTCTTGCCGAGGCTGAGAGCAATGCCAAGACAAAGGACGATTTGCGGATTCTCAATGCGGTGAAGATGGCAGGAGGCGAAAAGGCACTGGCACAGTTCGCAAGCACATACAAACCCGAGAGCCGCCAGCCGCAGGGCAAGCAAGCCGTAAAGCATGACACTGGAATGAGTGCTACGGACATCATTGCCGCCCATGACAAAATGTACAAACAGAAATCAAAGTAAAAAAGGAGTTTTAAGAAATGGCTAAGTATTTTCAGAACATACCGCTGCAACCCGAGAATTTGGATTCGCTGCGTGAGGCGGTAATCAAGAAAGTTATCGACGATGAGGACATCCGCAAGGTTGTCACCATTAAGAGAGTGAAGAACGGTGCTCCCCTTGCCGTTATCGGTGAGATGGATGCAGTCGGACACGCTGGTGCAGGATGTAATCCTACGTATGAAGAGATTGGCATCAATAACGCCCTGCAACGCTGGGCACTGGGTGCGTGGGAAATCGCATTGAAGATTTGCTACGAGAATCTTGAGGACACCATCGCAGAGTATTCGCTGCGTACTGGCACGGCTATCGGTGACCTCACTGGCACTGACTTCATGGCGATTTATATGGAACTGCTCGTAACACAAGTAAAGCGCATGATTTGGCGTTTCGCTTGGTTCGGTGATACCGCAGCCGCTACAATCGCAAACGGTGGTAATATCACTAACGGCACAGATGTAACCCTGCTGACCACTTGCGATGGATTGTGGAAACGTTTGTTCGCCATTGCAACTGCCAACGCATCGCAGCTGACCACGATTTCGGCTAACAGTGCCGCCAGCTATGCTGCACAGAAGTCGGCAATGCTGGCAAGCGGTTACGCTACTGGCTTGGTTGATACCATCCTGCTCGATGCCTCAAGCCGTGTCAATGCCAACGGTGAGGCTACACTGTTCGTAAACAAGAAATTCGCTGACTACCTCGCACACGACATCAAAGTCACATACAAGGACAATCTGCCGTTCGAGCGTATCTTCGATGGTTTCTATCTTGGCTATTACAACGGTGTGCGCATCGGTGCAATCGAGACATGGGACTACATGATTGACACCTACGAGAACACGGGTACAAAGTGGAACAAGCCATTCCGTGCCGTTCTCGCCAATCCTGCAAACTTGCTGGTCGGTGTGGATAAGGAGAACCCAGTCGATGACCTCGACATCATCTTCGACCGTGTGAACCGCATGAACCACATCTACGCCACTGGTAAGATGGACACACGCGTGGCAATGCCCGATAATGTTCATGTAGCATACTAATATGGGCGGCAGGGGGATGCATTCCCCCTACGTCCTTTTGTTTAACTTGAAAAAGGAAAAGGAAAGAATATGGCACAATTATGCGAGGCTCTTATTTCTGCGGACATCGCCTTTGACTGCGATGTGATGTCTGTGCGCGGCATGGAGGCTGACGGACTTATCATCAACCGTGACGATGTGGACTTTGCGAACTGCGTGGTTGACAGCACGAATAACAACATCGTTAAAACGTTGGTGTTGAAAACTGGTAAGAAGGCCTACGAGGTGGCACAGTTGGGCAATACCCCGTTCACTGGACTGGCATCCAATCTGAATGTCGGCACATACCGCAACACTTGGACGCATGACATACCCATTGCGGTACTGGCTAACGACCCCACCGCCTGCAACAAGATTATCGATGCACTCACCAACGGCAATTTCGTCCTGATTCTCAAGAATAAGAACAAGGGCGCAAACGGTGATGGCGAGTATCAGATTTTTGGCTACCATCAAGGATGCCGTGCAAGTGCAGGCACGAACGACAAATACAGTGAGGACACCGAGGGCGGATGGCTCATAACCTTGCAGGAACAGAATGCACCGAAGTCGGGCATGTTCCTTTGGAATACCGATGCGACAACTACTGCGGCACAGTATGAGTCGCTGAAGTCGGCATCATGACCTACGAACAATGTGTGGCTAAGTCCGAGGCACTGAGGGCGAAATTCAACAAATCGTTCTCAACCTCGGAGAAAGCCGACATCGTGCAGATGTATAGCGAGGTACTGGGCAAGACCTTTCGCCCGACGACTTGCCAGCAATGCTATCATGACGCACTGATTGAAATCTGTTTATATCTACGTAAAAACAAGACTATGAAAAAGAGTTGCAAATATCGCCTGCGTGCTGGTTTCATTATCAGTTGCCCGACGTTCCACAATGGGGAGATATTCTCGAACAGTAATCTGACGGACGAGATAGCCGAGGAATATATCAAGATGTTCCCCAATAGGGAGAAGTTTGTGGAGAAAACGCAAATAAGCGGCTCAGAGCCGTTAAAGCCCGTTGTGGGTGTAGTTACTAAGGGTAAGGCAAGAAAACCCGTTAGGCGCAAAATTTCGGAAAAATAACCATGAACGTCAAGAATACCAAGATACCCAAACCACGATTCGATGTGGAGTACGTCAACCGCTTTCGGATGCAGACGTATGGTGCGGACAATCTATATCCGCAGCACTTGCAGCGTATCACGGAGGCAAGCGGCACGGCAGAGTTGTGTCTTGCACGTTATGCAAAGTTCATTGAGGGTAACGGCTTTTACGGTGATGTGTTGAGCGGCTACAAGGTGAACCGTGACGGAACGGCAGACGATTTATTAAAGGACGTGGCGAGGGATTTATCCCGATTCGGTGGATTTGCCTTGCACGTCAATTATAACGTACTGGGCGAGATTACAGAGGTAAACCACGTTCCGTTTGAGTGTTGCCGACTAGAGGAATGTGACGATGCTGGTCATGTGGCGCACATACTGACACATAAGGACTGGACTGGACGCAGCACGGTGAACGGTAACAGACTGACAGTCGATGAGGAACATATAACCCGTCATCATGTGTACAATCCCGACCCGAACGTGGTACTGGCGCAAGTAGCCGAGGCAGGAGGCATCGACTATTACAAGGGGCAGATACTTTGGTGTTCTATGGATGGGAAAAACACGTACCCAACACCCATCTATGATGCAGCCATTACGGACATCAGCACGGACGAGGGATTGGGTAACGTGAAATACAGAAACGTGCGTAATAATTTCCTCGTTTCATGTATGCTAATCACGAAAAAGGGCGTTCCGCAGATTGATAAGGACGGGCGTGAGATAGAGCAGCACATGATAGACACGGAGGACTTGCGACAGTTCCAAGGTGACGAGAATACGGGCAAAATCCTGCTTGTCGAACTGGAGAACCAAGAGGACGAGCCGAAGGTGGTGCAGTTCCCCGTCAGAAACTACGACAAAGAGTTTGAGACAACGGACAACAGTACCGTAGAAAGGATTTACGCACAGTTCCATCAAGAATTATTCTACGCCATCCGTATCGGCAAACTGGGATTCAGTGGAACGGTGATGCGTGATGCGTATGAGTATTACGCTGGCGAGGTGACTAACGAGCAGAGGTTTATATCCCGTGCGTTTAGCGAGATACTGGCACACTGGCATGACATCACGGTAAGGGATGCCAACACCAGCATCCAGTCGTTAAGGTACATTAATTCGGAGGCTACGGCATGAGTTGCGTATGTAACACGGGGAGGGGGCACTTATTGACCCCGATACAGTTCGCAGAGTTGGCACGGCCAACGAGCGTGCATTTGGATGATGACGAGGTGCAGGCATTTATAACCGAGTGCGAGGATGTATATATTATCCCAACCATCGGCTATGACGTTTTTGCCGCTTGTGTCGATTATGTGGATGATGTGACGCTGGGCGGTGTGTTCGATGATGGTTTTAACCCCGAGATATACATGAACGGTGGTGCATTTGTCTTTAATGATTGCGGATGCAATCAGCGCAGCGAGTGGTGTGCTGGTCTGCGTAAGGCTCTCGCTTATTACGTGTGGGCGAAGATGGGACGTGCGGACGGTAGCATCATAGCACGGGATGGACTGATGCGGCATAACGACCAGTATGCAAGTCATGTCGACCCGGAACTGAAACAGTACAATGACGTGATGGAGGTTGCCGAGGGCTATCTTGGTTCGTGCCAACGGTACGCCAAGATGCACGCCTGCAATGTGCGACCAGTAAGGCAGTCAAGAGCAACAATTAAAGCAATAGGAGTGTGACAAAGATGGATAAATATTACATCGGAGACGGAGTGAAAATGCCGCTAACTATTGCGTGCAATGGATTTAATCAAGATACAGACCCGTGGACTGCGACATTTGTCACGGTGTGGGGAAAGCGGTATGTGTGTGATAAGACAAAGAACACCGCAGTAGGAGAAAACGGACAATGGTATCTACTGGTTAAAACTGTGGAACTCGGCTGCGGACAGTGCGATTTATATGTTGACATAGACATACCCGATGGAGATTTCGGAGGCGCACGTCACGAAACGCATTTCTTTGAAAAAGTGTTTAATATCGAAAAGCGTACTATATGAGCCAGTGTGTGTCCGTTGCTCTTGGAAAGGCTGAAAGATGCTGCATAACATTTGGCAAGGCTGCAAATGCTGACGTGTTATTGGGTGCGCAGGAAAGATGCAAAGTGACGTGTGTGACAAATGGCAAGGCTGACGTGCGATGGAAATTGCAAATGGCAACGATAACATACGGGTTTACGTGTGGCGTTAATCTTGGCGCAGCCGTTCTCTGTGGTAGTGATGGCGCATTGATAACGATAGATGGTAAATACTTAATAGTAAGGCAAAGATGAACGGGAATTATTATTTGACACAAACTGGCGAGGAAGTGCAGCAAATACTCGACCAAGTGAAGGACAAGACCGTTTACGATGTTGCAACGCAGAACAGTGACGGGCTAATGAGTGCATCCGACAAACAGAAACTTGACGGGTGCGTGGCTCTGACAAATATGGAAATTGAGGAACTTTTAAATAATAGTGGGTATTAAATTATGAGAAAATATCTTGACGAAAACGGACTCCTTTATTTTTGGGGTAAAATTAAAAGCTACGTAAGTGGCACGGTTAGCGGATTCTATACAAAGCCAAACGGTGGCATCCCTAAGAGCGATTTATCTGATGCCGTCCAGTCATCGCTCGAAAAGGCTGACACCGCAATCCAAGACATCTCCAGTAAGGCAAACATCGCCAGCCCGTCATTTACTGGAACGCCAACCGCTCCGACTGCGGCTGATGGTACGAACACAACACAGATAGCCACTACCGCATTCGTGACTACTGCGGTAAATAATGCCATCGGCAGTGTTATAGGCATCTCTTACGATATAGTAGCGTCATTGCCGCAGAGCGGTTCTGCTGGTGTCATTTACCTTGTAAGCAATTCGGGAAGCGGAACGAATGTATATGACGAATACATTTGGGTTAACAATCGGTTTGAGAAAATTGGCTCTACTGATGTGGATTTGTCGGGGTATTTGCAGACATCCGCTTTTATTACAAATGCAGAAATTGACACCATAATTGCATCGTAAATGGGTTATCTAAATAACAACGGGCTTGCCTACTTTTGGGGAAAGATTACTTCTGCCTTGGGACTGAAGGCTGATGCCAGCTCAGTATACACAAAGGCAGAAACAGATACTATGCTGGAGGGGATGGTCATCTGTACTGATGATGACGGGAGTGCCACTACTGCCAGCTTTGATGCTCAGGCTGACACTGTGTGGAATAAGGCACAGGTTCTCAGCTCCGCGCAGCAGGCGCAGGCTAGGAGCAACATCAACGCACAGGAGGCTCTTGTCAGTGGTACTAACATCAAGACCATCAACAATGAGAGTATCTTGGGTGGTGGGAATATTACTATCTCTGGTGGTGGAGGAGATGTGAGTGGCAAGGAAGATAAGTCCAACAAGGTAACAAGCCTTTCTTCCTCTTCTACGGACACACAATATCCTTCTGCAAAGTGTGTGTATGACTTGATTGGTGACGTTGAAACAATCTTAGCTTCTATATAATATGAGTATTGCAAGTGAGTTGAATAGATTACTGCAAGCCAAGAGTGACTTGGCTACGGCTATTGCCAACAAGGGGGTGACAGTTCCTGCAAATGCCACTTTGGATGACTATGCTGCATTGGTAGATAGTATTCAGACGGGTGGAGGTAGTACACTGCCTTATGATTCAGAGGTGGAGTATTTGCAGAGTTCAAATACTGGAAGTCAAGCTACAAGACAGTATATACTACTTGGAATATCTGGCGATGCTCAGTTTGAAATAACTGCGCAATCATTAGCCACAAGCACACAAGTTCTTATTGGATGTACAGCGGGTGGATATGGAGGCACTTGGTTTGGAGTGACAAACGATAAATGGGGCTCTGGAAGTTCTTCTGGGCAGTATGTAAATATAAGTGGTTCAACAAAAGTAACAGGCGCGCTTACTTTTTCATCTAAGTCTGTCAGCGGTACTGTAGATGGACTGTCATTTAGCAGGACTGGAACAACTGCCTTTAGCAACTGGGCATTATTTGCCACATCAGATTCCAGTTATGGATTTACAGGAAGAGTTTATTCATGCAAGTGTTACAAGAATAGTGAGCTTATTCTTGACCTCGTTCCTGTAAGAGTTGGGCAAGTTGGTTATATGTATGACAAAGTTGGTGGCGAACTTTACGGCAATGCAGGAGGTGGCAGCTTTACTTTAGGTTCAGATGTTAGTTGATAATGTTTAAAAATATAAAGATATGACACAGATAAAGAAAGTAAAAACGTCAGAAGGTGTGCAGTTCTATCCTCAGACTCACACGAAGGCTGTGATAGATGACTACGGTAATAGTGTGGAGAGCCTGATTGATAATGCTTTAGACGTGTTGCAACAAGCTCAGATAGATATTGGTGCAGCACCAAGTGACCTTGTGCCTACTATTGGCAGCTCACACTGGGTGACAAGTAACGGTATTGCAAGGGCAATAACTTATGGAGACCCAGACCAGCTTTTGGATTTGTCTTCATTAACCCAGCAGTCGGCGTTAATACAGGCAAGTAATAACAAATGGCTTGTTGGCTATCGTAAATACGAGAGCGTATTCCTCCCCATCACTCCATCTCATCAATACAAAATAAAGGCAAGCACAAATTCCTCCTGTACATTTGCTATGCTTGTATCTGATGAGTACACAAACAACACTGCTGCGGTATTTGCTAATGGAGGCGCAAGAACAGTTATATCCTCTGGTGAAGAAGTAATAGTCACTGCTGGCTCTAATGCCAATTATTTGTGGATACTGACAAATGGAGAGTCTGCAAACACTAACACATCTCCTGAATATGTAGCGGAATACTTTGGAGGAGTCTCTACTATCAAAGACAAAATAGATGACATTGAGGAAGAGATAGTTGATAGGACAACTATAGGTGACACTCCTAATGAGCCTATTGACTTGGGGCAATACACACCGTCTGGCATCTTCATCAGCGATGACAATAAATGGAAAATAAACTACTCTTCTTATAAGGGCATGATAATCCCCATTACGGCAGGGACTACTTACAAGATTGTAGCTGGTAGTAACTATGCTTACTATGCCCTTCTTCCCTCAAACACGTATGCTAATGAACAAGCAGTGACTTTTTGCACAGGAACTGGCAGAAGTATTGTAAGTGCCAACACAAGCAAAATATTTATTGCTCCATCCGATGCCAACTATATGTGGATTTATACTTCATATAGCAACACTATCTACACTCCAAAGGAATTGATGGTTTACAACGGGCAGGAACAGATTAATGAATACTTGGATGAGCGAAGGGGATTTTTTACAAAGACTAAGGTGATAGTGGCGGCATCAAATTCAGTCAATCCTACAGAGGCCGATTATATCTGCACTGGAACCAATGATGGCGCAGTAATCAAACAAGCCATCAGCTATGCTATTGCAAACAGGATAGGCACTGTGCATCTAAAGTCTGGTAATTACTATTTAGATACTCTCGACTCAAACAATGCCTTCCTGACTATTGACTTACAAGATGCGGGCATTACAATAGAAGGTGGTGGATATGGTAGGCAGGCAGTGTTAAATGTAACCTATAATGCCTATGCTGCACTTGATGATGCTACGACATACAAAGTGGTTTATATTAAAACGACTTCAAGATGGTCAGGTTCCTTGAAATTGCAAGACATAGTAGTCAGAACACCTTGGAATCAAAAGAAGATAATAGGTATAGACATGGTGACTTATGAGGGCTGCATCATCATGCAGTCTGTCAATGTTTATGGCTACAATAGTCTATATGCAAGCCAAGTAGGGCATGCAGTATCTGTTAGCAACCCTCCTGATGCTGCAGTTGAAGGGAGTGTTGGAATCAGGACTATCTGTAAGACTCCTAATGGTGCAAATGGTAATACTTTTAAGAATAGTGGTGCGCATGGATGGTATGAGGGATGGGCAATTAATGGAGAGCATGTGTTCTGCTTGCAGTGCAATTCTATCTTTAATGTCTATGGATACACCTTTGACCATTACGCTAATGGAGCAGAGCAGCATCCTAATGTATTACTTAGATGTGTTGATGAGAGAAATGTGAATGGCCCTCGATTCTACAACAACACTAAGTCACAAGGTATTCTTATCATAGGGCTGAACTTTGAAAGAAAATCTGACTTAGCTCCTGGCGGACAGTTAGGGACTGCTGCAACAGAGGAGACTGCTGGACAACATAGGGGCATTGTTACCTATACGATGGGATATGGCACAGGCTCATCAACGCTTAATAGTACAACGCAACCATTCTGGGAAGATGGTCATGGGCATGGTATGACTACAAGGAATCTGTCTCAACTCCCTGCTTGCACCACATCTGTCAGAAATGGTTATAAGCCCAATTACTTGCAACGTATTTGGGATACAACTTTGAACAAAGAGGTGATTTGCATTGACGAGGCAAATAAGACTTGGGTTGATGCCTTGGGTAATGAGGTTTAAATTGCGGAACATTTGAGTAAGTTCTAACTCGGTGAGTTTTAATGATATGAATATCATAACTTGGTTCAAAGAATCGCATAGGTTGCAGCACCTGTCAGGAGGAATCCTGATAGGATTGCTGTCCATCGGGTGATTTGAGTATAACAATAAACAATGAGATTATGAAAAATTTTCTAAGTGGTAATTTAGTATGGGTGTTCGGCGCAGTATTCTGTGCCTTCATCCTCATGTTCCTTAGCCGTCAGATGCCCAACGCAACTGCGGCTGGGTGGTTTGTGACGATTTTCTGATAGAGGGCGTATAAATGGGCAATCTTGCAGAGTATATCGCACGCAGTTATGTCATCCGTGACGCTACTGAGGAGGGGGAGAATACCGCAGACCGTGTCGGCTCGGCTTTCCTTAATGGCGGTGATGTGTTCACGTCTATCCTGCTGGTGAAGTCGAACAACGGCAGGCTGATGACATCACGGGATGATGCTATCGTGGCGCAGGGTAACACCATCACGTTCGGCACTGGGTGGGATATGTTTCACGGTAGCGGCTATTCCACGGCTGGTGGTAATGTGGCAGTGCCGCAGACGGTCACGGTAGGCGCAGCCAGTGGCGTGGTCTATCTTGACGTTACCGATAATCTTTTCAAATGGGCAAGCACGACAGAATTACTGGCGGAGAAAGCTATCATCGTGGCGCACACAAAGGATGATGCCATCGTGGAGGTGTTCGCCAATCGTTATATGCTCGATGGAAAGGTATGCGGAAACGGTGTCGGTAGTGGCACGGACATGGCTACGGTGTGGGCGAGCCTTGCGGATAACGGCAGTCAGCAGATAAATGTCAGCCATCTGCGTGATGCTCTCGGAGGTTGCACATGGTGGGGCAGTGGTATGTCGGGCGGTGCGGTCACTGGTTCACTGTCTGACGTGCTGAATATCACGATGACGGGGCGTATATCTATTAACGGCTTTGTTATTGAGTATGATAGTGAGAACAACGCCCTGCGGTTTAACGGCTCAATATACGCCACGGGTAGCGTGTCTGCTCTTGGCTACCAGTCGGGAGGTGGTGGCGGTGGTTCATCTACGCTTGCCGATTTGTTTGATGTGCAACTGACTACGCCCATCGGTGACGGTGATGTGCTGACGTATGACACGGCATTGGGTAAATGGACGAACGGCACGGGAGGCGGTACTGGTTCGGTTACTAGTGTCGGGATGACTACGCCCACGGGTTTAAGGGTTAACGATGACAGTAGTGCAACGATTACTAGTAGCGGCACGTTTGCGCTGACGATTGGCGCAGGGTACACAATCCCGAGAGCTGATGACGTGTCGAAAGGTGTTACGGCATACGGTTGGGGCGACCATGCAACGAAAGGATATGCAACGCAGGCATGGGTAAGTTCGCAGGGGTACACATCGAATGCAGGCACGGTGACAAGCGTGGGGTTGAGCGTTCCGACTGGGTTCTCGGTTACTGGTTCACCCGTTACCAGTTCGGGCACGCTGACATTGAAGTTCGCCAACGGCTACTCATTACCCACGGAAGCAAGGCAGGGCCAGTGGGATGATGCCTACGGGTGGGGAAATCATGCGAATGCTGGGTATGCCGCACAATCTACTCTTACGTCTGCCGTGTCACGTATTGGCACACTGGAGGGCTATTTTACTAACGGAGTAGCCAATCAAGCGGCACGACTGAGCGGTTCATCTACCTATCAAGCATGGGGGCAGACATACTGGCAAAACGGCACACCCAAGAGCATTGGCAGCGCAAGCGCAAGGGCGAATATCAACTATGCTGGTAGCGTGTCGATGGGCTGGTCGTTGAATATGGAATACGACGATGCCGTCCACGACCCGTCAATCAATATCAAGTCCTCAAAGACGGGCACAAGTCTGTCCGTATTCATGTTGTCGAATAGTGCTACCAGTGACCATTCGGGCGACCATCTTGCCATTGGCTGGGGTACATCAGCCAAGGCGCAGCTACCTATCAGATTCTTCGGGCGTGAGTTCGTATTCAATTACACGACTAGCACAATGAGCGGAGGCAACTACTCGACTGCCGAGGCTATGAGGGTCGGATATAGGACACTCGATTCATTGGAAGAACCAGCCGTGTATGTTCGAAAGCATCTGATGATTGGAGATGGAACTGGTAACTATTTCCCCGTGACTTACGATTATACTAACAACGCACTGTGCTTTAGTGGACATATCTACGCAACTGGTGGCGTGTCAGCTCTTGGATTCAGTAGTACACAGAACGGTGGCGCACTGATTAACGGCACATTGGCAGTGCAGTCATCGGCTACGTTGAGCGGCAATACGTCAATCGGTGGCACATTGGACGTGACTGGTGCTACGACACTGGCAGACACGCTGACGGTCGGAGAACTGGCTACGTTCAACAAAGGTATCACGGTGAGCATGCAGGCGACACTGGCACAGTTGAGGGCAACGGGAACGGTTACGGGGACATTAAGCGTGAGTGGTGCGTGCTCATTTGGCGGACGTTTTGTCATTGATAACGATGCTGATGACATTGCCATCGTGTGGAACGGGCGAGAGTATTATTTGAACGTGCAAGAAATGATTAATAACGGATTTTTGTCATGATATATTTAGTGCTTTTCATTGCGGTGGTGGCGTTGTGCTGCGGTTGTGCATCATTGGTCATTGCCATTAACGAGAGAAAGAAAAGACCGTCATCCAACAAGGAGACGGTAGTAAGAATTGAACGTGCGCCAGTGGAGCACCCGTTCACGTATGACGCTGAGAGAACGACATACACACTGGATGGGGATTTGCTAGTTACTGGTAATGTGTCGGCACTGGAGAAAGGGGGCAAGGTATGAGCGTAAATCCAGCGAAAACGTTGATTACTGCGCCCGTAGGCGTGTATGATGTGCAGCAAGTACTGGCAACCAGCGACAACGATGTTGGGAGGTTGTGCGTTAATTCTGCGATAAATATGTGGGCAAGAAACAAGCCCGTAAGGTTCAATACGGTGCAAGTGCTGACCGATGCGCAGCGCATGCAGACTAGGTTCGGACTTGGATTCCCCGGACTAGGCGGCAATATATATTTTAACAAATTCGTTTATGACGTGATGAACGGCGACGCTGTGGCTTGGGAATACCGACGACCGCGCGGCGACCGAACCAACATCCTTGAACCGGGAGGCAACTACGGTGTAAAGGAGTGGTACAGACTGAGCGACTTCGACGGATACAAGCACGATGCCGTTCCGCCCATCCACACCGCCCTTCAGAACATAGACCAGTACCCATATCACCGTGAGAACAACACCTACGAGATTAACACCTCGGAGGTGGGCGCACTGGGATTCGTAGTATATCAAGACGCTGCCGCCAACATCCGCATGTCGGAGATATTGCAGAACGTGAATAACTACAGAATGATGGTCGAGGCTTATGCAGATGGGCAGGTGGGCGGACTGCCTTGGTATAGTCAAGGGCGCAACCCGTCGCGCAGCGTGGTGAGTGATGCCATCGTCGGCAACAACACTGTCACGGCATACCTACAAACGGGAGGGCTGTCGGGCATCTACCATGTTTGCGTAGGGATGCAGCAGTGTGACGACGCCAACCGAACCAATCCAATATCGCAGACCAGTTTCATTGCGCCACGTACCCAAGCGGAAGAGGCCACGGGCAAATACCCATACTATTACAAACTGTGGTTCGTAAGCTACTACGCAGGCAAGATTACCTTCAACGCCGTTGGCTATGCACTGACGGGCAGCTTCACCTTCGACGGGACATACTGGACGGCCAACTATACCAGCGGAGAACTGTTCGTTGATATGCACATCACGCGAGGCAACAGCAAGATGTACTTCGCAAATGCCACGCATAGTATCCCTTCCGACGGACAGCGCATCATGATAGGTTTCACGCTGACTACGCCCGAGGATGTTGTCATTGCCACGCCAGCCAACGCCAACCGAGGTGCTGCCGCAGGTGGTTACGTCACTATCCCAGCGGCCAGCAGCAGCGGCGACACCCAGCAAATCTATGCCACAGCCCCCATTCTGCCGCCACGGGATACGGCCGAAGATAAATACTTCGCCATCCGCGTGTTGGTGAAGATTGGCGACAACGTATGGGATGACGCAGGCACACTGAATATGCACTATTCGTCGAACAATTAATTAATAACAGTATGAAAGTAGATTTTTCAAACATCCGTATCGAAGCCATTGATGGCTCGTTATTCCCTGCTGACGAGGTAAACACCGCACGCCAGCAATTGTGTAACCGCATTTATTCGTCTGCAAAAGACATCCCATTGATGGAACTGGCGCAGAAACTCTATCATGCCGATGGCGTGGTCGAGATGACCGATGGAGAGGTGCAGATGTGGCGCAAGGAACTGGAGAGCGTGCCAGTATTCATCCGCAAAGGATTCCTCGCAGCACTGGAGGAAAAACGATGACGGTGAAATATTGCATCTATCTGATGGGTGGCGTGTTGGGGTGGCTCGTTGCCGAGTTCGCCCCTGCATTCCCACTTATCATTGTGGCGATACTTTTCATACTCTATGATGCTTGGACGGCTTTCCAACTGGATAAACGAGTGCATATCATGTACCCCGACAAGACACAGAGGCACGATGCAAAGTTCCGTTCCTTTGCCTTTGGTAAGGTGGTACGGAAGACGATACCCGAACGGCTTGCCCTTATACTGTTGGCGTTCTTGGCAGAGAAGTACGTTTTCATTCATGTGGCTATCCCATTGTCGTACATCATTACTGGCGTAATACTGGCGGAGCAGACGTTGTCCGCACTGGAAAACAATGCATCGTGTCCGTTAGACGAGAACGATGGGCGTTTTTGGGCGATGCTGCGCAGGCTGCTCGTTGACAAGACGTCACGCCATTTCGATGTCGATTTAGGTGAGTACGGGAAACTGTCTGACGAAGAAGTACGCAGGATGAAAAAGCGCATACATGATTATGAAGTCGAGAGAGGGCGCAAGGTATGAAGTATTTTTCCATCAATGAACTGTGCAGCAGTGCCACCGCCAAACGTAAGGGCATCGACAACACCCCGAACAGTGTGCAACGGGCGGCACTCACGGCACTGGTGTCGAATATCCTCGACCCGTTACGGGAGGCATACGGCAAGCCGATAGTCGTTACCAGTGGATTCCGTTGTGCGAAACTTAATCGAGCCGTGGGCGGTGTGGCACGTAGCCAGCACACAAAGGGAGAGGCGGCAGACATAAGGTCGTTATCTGACAAGCCAGCAGACAACAAACGACTGTTTGACTTGATTGTGCGGCTTGGTCTGCCTTACGACCAGTTAATTGATGAATACGGTTACAACTGGGTTCACGTCAGCTATACGCAGGGAGCGAACCGCAGGCAAATACTACACGTAAAATGAAACGGTATATAATATATATATTAATAATGTGTGCGATGTTCACGGGATGCAGGACGAAAACAGTTATTTTGTCGGAAAACGCCCGTGACAGTGTTTATATTACCCATGACAGTATAGTTGTAAGGTGGGTACGAGATAGCGTGTCAGAACGGCTGCAAACGGGTTACGAGGTGCGGAACGATACCGTGTACATCACAAACGACCGTATTGTGGAACGTTGGAGGCTGAGAACGGACACGGTAACGGTTGTCAGATGGAGGGATGCGATGCACAAGGAGCAGACAAGCAAGGAAACGACCATCGAGAAGAAACGAGGGGAAATTCCTGCTATTCTGATATTCGGTACTGCGATACTGGCTATACTAATATGTTTACGGAGAAGGCTTTTTCATAGGATATAGTTTAATTAGTTATTCGGTTATTAGTTTGTTTGTGGTGGGGCGGTTGACTGTGAAGTTCACCGCCTTTTTTCGTGCTCCAAAACTTGCCAATCTAGCAAGAATTATCAAGAATTGTCTTAAAATGGCGCGTTATTTATTAAAATGTGTTAATCATTTGTATTTTTACGGTGTAATATTTGGTACTTTAAATAATACTTTGTAAATTTGCAACAGATAAACAAAACAATAACATTTAAAAATGGGCGGCAACCTTAATTCGGCAACAATACAATGACAACAAAAAAGAACGTTTATCAGATGGTTACGGACAGAGTGATTGAGCAGATGCAGCAGGGCATTATTCCGTGGCATCGTCCGTGGACTGGTGCGGCAGATGGCGCAATGAACTACGTAACACGCAGACCGTATTCACTACTCAACCAGTTACTACTCGGACGTGATGGCGAGTGGCTGACATGGAAACAGATACAAGACTGTGGCGGCAAGTTAAAGAAAGGTGCTAAGGCTGGCATGGTGGTATATTACGGCAAGTTCGTAGCCAAGGAGGAAAAGGCAGACGGGACGGTCGAGGAAAAGGAGATACCAGTACTAAAGTATTATAACGTGTTCCATCTGTCTGACTGCACTGGTATTGAAAGCAAAATCGAGAATGACGTACACACGACCACTCGCCCGATAGATGCAGCCGAGGACATCATCAACGGCTATCTGACCAGTGGTGATGCACCGAGATTCCACAATGACCAGCCGAGCAATCGGGCATATTACGCACCAAGTACGGACACGGTGGTCGTGCCGATGATTAGCCAGTACGATATTGCCGAGGAATACTATTCGACAACGTTCCATGAACTTACGCATAGCACGATGAAAGAGAGCAGATGCAACCGCAGGGCGGAGAATGAGCGTGCGGCTTTCGGTAGTGCGAACTACTCACGGGAGGAACTGGTCGCTGAACTGGGTGCGGCAATGCTTTGCACGGTGTCGGGACTGGATAACGAAAAGGCTTTCAAAAACTCAGTGGCGTATCTGCAAGGATGGTTGAAGGCTTTGAAGAACGACAGTAAGATGATGGTATGGGCGGCGTCGAGAGCAGAAAAGGCTGCACGGTACATCATGGGAGAGAATCAGAAGTAATAACCACGGCAGGGGGAAACCCCTGCCACTAAATAACAACGATTATGGCAACGATTAAAAGTAGAAATGATTACTACAAAGATACCGAGTATTTTTGCTTGTATAATATTAACCCTACAAGGGTTGACGGTAAGAAATGGGACAAGGGCGATTGCGTGGTACGTGCATTTGCTATGGCTGCGGATATTACTTGGTTGGAGGCTTTCGACTTACTGGTAGAGAATGCAAGAAAGACGTTTAACATACCTAACTACAAGACTAATTACAATGACGTATTCGCTGAGAGAGGTTTTGTTTATCATGGCATAAAAGCGGTTGCCGGAAAGAAGCGCATGACCGTTGAGGACTTTTGCAAGAAACACAAGAAAGGGCGTTATATCTTAGAGGTAGCCAATCATGTAACTGCGGTCGTGGATGGTGTTTGTTACGACGTGTGGAATCCGGCAGACAAGTGCGTCTATTGCTATTGGGAATTAATATATAAAATGGTAGCCGTATAACGAAAAGAATTATAAAACGTGGTATAACAGACATTAGATAATACTACTATGTTAAATGACAAGATAACACACACGATTACGTTAAACCATAGTAAGAGAACGTACACCATTAGAAAGTATGAGAACGGCAAGATAGTTGCGAAGTATCGGAGTTATCCGCAGTCGAAAGAGAGTTTTTCGCAGTACTGGACGGAACACGATATACGTAATTACCTGCGGAAATCTAATGATTATTACATAGTATCTTTATATTAGTATGATTAACAAAGACAAGGAACGCAAGCGGATAGGCCAGCGCATTGCTGACCTCCGCAAAGAAAAAGGATTAACACAACTGGATATTGCCAGCAAGACGGGAATACAACGATGCCACGTAGCAAGGATTGAGGCAGGGCGTTATTCCGTTGGACTTGACACACTGGCAATGATTGGGGATGCGATGGACATGGACATCGACTACGTAGAAAGAGGGGGCGAGTAACCCCCCTTTTTATTTGAGTGCATCAAAGATTTGGCGCATGGCGGTGTCTGCGTGCCTGCGCATTATCTTCAGATAGTTGAATATTGGGCGGTTGCTCTTGACGGTCTGACCGATGCAATATTCCAGTACCTCAAGACTGATGCCGAGGTCGAATCCATGCTGCACGAATGACTTGCGTGCGGAGTAATAACATATACGGTTGCCGATGTCCAGTTGCAGGGTGTCGGCAATTTCTTTCAGTGCGTTATTTACGTAGCAGACGAAATTCTTATAACTGAACTTATATCCGAAATCGAGATGTCCGTAACGGTCACGGTACTGGTCGATGATTGCCAGTGCCTCGGGTTGGATGGTAAATGAAATCCGTCTGTCCGTCTGTTTGGTGTTGCGGCTTTTTTTGCGGACGTATTCCAGTACCTTTGTTTTGCGAAAGTCGATGGAGAGCAAATCAACCATGTTGATGCCACCGAGATAGTACGATAGCATGAAGATGTCACGGGCAATGATATGCTTTCGTATGCGTGGGGCGTAGTCACGTATGGCACGCAAGTCATCCATGCTGATGTCGATTTCCCGTTCCTCGTCTGCTGGTCTATGCCAGTAGGCGAACGGGTGTATGTCATACCGTACCAGTTGGGCACGGATGGCACGGTTAATGATGGTGCGGCACATGGATAGGTGCATCGAGATGGTGGCTTGGCTCATGCCACGGTTGCGCATCCATCGTTCGTACTGGGTGACTGTCTGCGGAGTGAACTGGGAAAGGAACACGTCACCGCCTGCATACTCCGTGAACCGCTTTAGGTTGAATGCGAGCATATCTGCGTATGATGTGCGGTTGTCCTGCCGCAGTTCTTTGATATAGTCCTCCGTGATAGTGGTGAACGTGCTGGCGGTGGCTATGGTGGTCGGCTGCATGTCGTAGAGCAACTGACGTAACTGGCGAGGCGTATAGTCATCGGGATTGGGTATGCGTTCCAGTCGTTGCTCGTACTCATTGAGTAACTGGCGCAGGCGTATGTTCACGGCATGGGCATCGGGAGTGCCAACGACAACACCGCCCGAGAACTGTGCAGGGGTATTGACTGAATACCGTGTGACGATATAGTGCGTTTCTGATTTATGACCGATGGCAATGCGTATCTTATACGTTCCATCCTTTGCCCGTTTTCCTTTCAGTAATGCAAGTTTTATTGTTACCATTTTAAGAAACGAATCTTTTTCTTCGCTGAACCGTCCAAAAGTGGACGAATGAGTAATTGTAAGGGTATTATGAGAAAACACGGGAAAACGGCTGCAAACGCCCAAATCCCGTGTTTCTGCGGTGGTGATTCGGTCGGGATTCGAACCCGAGACCTACTGCTTAGAAGATAAACCGTGAAAAACACGATACCCAGTTATATGTCAGATTGTTGCGTGTGCGTGGAAATTGTTATTTTCTTCGTTTTTTCGTTGTAAGCCGTTCAAATGTGCCGTGTGGGAAGTTATAAGGCACACATATTTTCTCCCGTTAGAACGGCAGCAAACGGGTTTATTTGCAATTTTGCTTATAACTGGTCACGATGGAGAGAGCCGACAACCTTATATATGTATATTATATTGTCGTATGGCACGTCACGGTCGGGGTACAGACGTTCGCCATCGGGTTTTAGTGTGGCGTTATAGGAACAAAGACGGATATAACCATCCCCACGACTGGACGGGTACAGTAATTTGATAAGGCGGTCTGAGCGTGTAATGATGATGTATGCCGACCCGTAGTCGATGTCCGTCTTGTCTGAAATCTTACGGACGAATACGACATCACTGGAGCGGTACATCGGGTACATGGAATCACCGTACACGGTTACACCGATACACCCCTTTAGGCTGGGTATGGTTACGTACTCGGTAATACTTTCCTCGCCCTCCTTGATGTCTATCCCGTAGCCTGCACTTATACGCACATCGTATATCGGCTGGCGTGAATCCCGGCTATCCGTTTCTCCTACTACTCCGAATATGTCTTGATTCAGAGCGTTAACCATTTCCAAGAGATACCCACGTTTTACGTTCTTTGCGTTCAGCCGTGACTGTAACGCCTGCGGGCTGATGCCCAGTTGCTCAGACAACCATGACAAATTCACCTTGTTTTGCGCCAAAATGCGCCTTACTTCTAAGCCTTCCATAATTGTATGTATGTTTGTTTATTTGTAAATATATGTAAAATTCACCGTGTTATAAACACTTTTGTTTTAAAATAGGTTAAATTATACACGAAATGTGTACAACCTATAAATAAAGTGTGTATATTTGCAACACCAAACCAGTACAAAAGTACAAACAAATTTGGAATTTACAATAACACAAACGAGTTAAATTTTTAAAACGGGCGGCAACCGATAAGCGGCACAAGGACATGACACTGAATTACACTACACGGGAAATCAATGCAAACTACCGCATAAAGGTGTTTGGCATGAACGAGAACGGTAAGAAAATCAATACGCTGGTGGGTGTGAGCGGATTGCTGAATCTGATAGGCATCGAGCTGACGAACAAGTTACTGGCAAGACGTGAGAAGTGCATGGATGATGCTTGCGTGTGCAAGTTACGCAGAGGCTTAAAGGTTACTTTCTACGTGAAGTAAACCGCCCAAAATATAGCAGTCGATAACCGTCCATTAATCGATACGGAACACGCTGGAGGTGGGCGTCCCAGTTGCTGCGAAACGTTCTTTGACTTATTGACACAAACGACAGAGCCGACAATTAAGTATCATTTTCGTGACATCACGGAGATGATGATTAACAAATAAAAAATATGGAATACGTAAAAAACGAGTTTTGCGTCACGGTGGCAAAATGTTGCGCATCGTGCGGATATTTGAACATTGTCAAAAATGGTAATGCGCGAATATGTTCAGACGGTAACGGACTGGTTAAATCAAGTTACGTTTGCCCACATTGGGTGATGCGTGAGAACTTGAGGCAAGCAGGTATAGGAGGCGGCCGAATTAAAAAGAAAGCCTACCTAGATATAGTCTTGCGGACACGGGAGAGCGAGGAATGCAGGTACGCAGCAATGAATACAGAGCAGCGCAGGGCGTTCAAGCGAAAGACCGTGAGCGAGTTGCGAGAGCAGTTCTGTCAGACATACGGCAGTCTTTATTACGATATTTAAAAGACATACGATTATGGAAAATAAAAACAATAACGTGTCCGAACTGGAGCAGTTAAGGGCACAAGTGAAAGATCTGCAGGAACAAGCGAAAAAGGCAGATGCCGATTCGACATACTGGTGGAGTAAATACTGCGAACTCAAAGAGAAGTACAACACCGATATGACGGTACTGAAATATTTAGTCGAAAAGATGGAGATATTGAAATGAAAAAGAAACCAATAACCCCGACCCTGCGGACGATGGAGGTGGGCGCAGTTGTCAAATACCCGATTGAGAGGGTATGCACGATACGCACTTGCGTCATACGGCTGCACCAGTCCAAGAGGCGAGAGGGAATCAGATTCTCGGTACGGACAAAGGGTAACGATTGCTACGTAAAGCGAATGGCGTAGCGTTATCCAGTGCCGAACTGGATGTAGCATTGCAATATGCGAGAGGGCTGACGGATAAGGAGGTAGCGGATGCACTGTGCAAAAGCTACCACACCGTCAGAGTACAGAAACGAGCCATCTACGAGAAACTGGGTATCAGCAAGGATACGGAGTTACTGTGGTGGCTGATATGTAGGAAAACTGGCATCACGTTCAGTTTGGGCGAGGTGCGCAAATACGGACTTGTAATCATTGACAGATATGGACTACACAGATGCAGAACGGCTCTCGGTGATTATGAGGACGATGAACTCTAAGACGTTTGGCTTTCGATTCTCCGAAAAGATTGTAGGCGGACGGGCAAGACTGGAACGGCTAATCATCGAGGGGAAAGTGAGAGCGGAGAAAGGAAACCAGCAGGCGCAGAACGGTAAATGGTTGTGCAATGCTGCGGATGTATTGTTTAACGCAAAATGCAAATAACTATGGAACGGTTAAAGGAGTGGATGATGGTACTGGCAATCTTTGCCGTTGGCTACGGTATGCTGGTATTTTCTGCGATACTGAACGGATAAAAACATTGGCGGTGGAACTGGCTACGGGGTTCGATTCCCCACCACCGCCCGAGTCTTAGAATCATCTTTATATTTGTTTTAAATTAGTATTTGGGTTAAGTCGCAAGCGTGCGACAAGGCATAGCATGGAGCGAATGCGTGAGCATTTAGGACGTTCGACCCGTCCATGCCAACGAGCTACTTTTTTTACCCGTGAGGGCGGAGTGTTTCATTTATAGTTACTTTTCATAAGGTTTTTGTATTATTTTGCATATTGTGTATTATCAGTACGGCTGCAAGTGTTTGCAGATGCGTGAGCATCCGAGGGGTTCGATTCCCCTGCCGTACCTAATTAGTGAGTATGATTCATTTTATTAATCAAAACAAACAACTATGGAAAAGAAAAAATCAATCTTTCAGACGTTGAATGACATCAACGTAAACGGACACACAGAGGTCAAGGACACTGGGCGGGTACGGTTAACGTATCTGTCATGGGCATGGGCATGGGCAGAAGTGAAGAAAAACTATCCCGATGCCACGTACACCGTGTACGAGAACGCCAATGGATGGAACTACCACACGGACGGACGGACGTGCTGGGTTAAGACTGGCGTAACTATTGAGGGCATGGAGCACATCGAGTATCTGCCAGTGATGGACAACCGTAATAACTCGATTCCTGCTGACAAGGTTACGAGCATGGATGTTAACAAGGCCATCCAGCGTTCACTGACAAAGGCGGCTGCAAGGCACGGACTTGGCTTATACATCTATGCTGGCGAGGATTTGCCCGAGACGGAGAGCGTGCAGGAGGCAGAGAGAATAGAGCGTGCGGAACTGGAGAAAGCCAAGAAAGAGATTGCGATGGCGCAGAGCCGTGACGAGTTGACGGTGGTATGGAACAAATATGCACCGCTAAAGACAAATCAAGAGTTTATTAACGCAGTTACAGAACGTTCAAAGATGATTGCAGCATGAAACACAATTTAGTTATGAGTGATGTGCGGTTTGATAAGACCGCACACACATACGAACTGTACGGGCATCAGTTAAAAGGAGTGACCCCGATTGTGGCGTGGATGTTCCCCGACACGTATGCAGCCATCCCAGACAGTGTACTGGCGAACGCAGCCGCCTACGGTACTGGAATCCACGAGAAATGCCAGTTATATGACGAGTGCGGAATTATGGATGATAGTCCGAGCATTAAGGCGTATGCAGACCTTTGCAAGCAGAATGGTTTGCGACATATTTGTAGCGAGTATCTTGTGGATGATGGGCAGAACATAGCCAGCTGCATCGACAAGGTGTTTGAGAATGCCAGCGAGAACATTGTGCTGGCTGACATCAAGGCAACAAGCAAGCTACATGAGGAACGGGTACGGTTGCAGTTGAGCATCTACGCATGGATGTTCGAGCAGATGAACGGTGAAAGGGTCGATAAGATTGCCGCTATATGGTTGCCGAACCCCGAAAAAAACTACGGTGCGCCTGCAATCAAGTACCTAGAACGTCTTCCGAATGACACCGTGCAGGAGATTGTTAAGGCATACTTTAAAGGCGAGGACAGTGCCAAGTTCAGAACGTTGTTCAATCTTCCCACTGTCGCGGATGGACAATTGCCTGCGAACTTGGTAGAGGTTGAACAGGCAATCGTAGAACTGGAAACAAGCATCAAGAAGATGGAGGCGCAGGAAAAGGAACTAAAGGCAGGACTTTTAGAACTGATGCAAGAAAACAACGTTAAGAAATGGACTGGCGAACGCATTACGTTAATCCGTAAGGATGGAGGAACACGGATAACACTTGACAGTAAGAAAGTGCAGAAAGAATATCCCGATGTATATTGCGACTGCATCAAGGAGAGCCAGTTTTCAGAAAGTCTAATGGTAAAAATCAACTAATATGATACAGATAACAATTACGGGCAACCTCGGAGCAGATGCCGAGCGTAAGCAAATCAACGACAGAACGTATATTGCATTCCGCATGGCGGTCAAAGGACGCAGGGACACAACGACATGGGTGAGTGTGTTATACCGTGACAGTGACAAACTGTTGCAGTACCTAAAGAAAGGGCAATCGGTACTGATTATTGGCGAACCCAGTTTCAATCTATACGTGAACAAGGAGCAGAGAATGTCACTGGATATATCGGTATTCGCAAATACGTTGGAACTGACGGGCGCAAAAGACACCGCCCAAGTAAGTACCCAGCCAGTGCAGGAAAACCCGTCAGAACGGCTGCAAACGGGCAATAACGGGAAAGTGAGTACGCAACCAATTTGGAGCGATTTAGTTTTCTAAGGTATGCGACAGATGATAATCAAAAAACAAGACGGTCGGGTGTCTGCTGGTGCAGACCTCGACTGCTTGTTTGCTACACTGCCGAACGGGACGTATGACGTAATAGTTAAACGCCACCGAGAGCAACGAACCATCAGTCAGAACGATTTAATGTGGATGTGGCTGGCGTGCATTGAGGATGCCACGGGTACACCGAAGAAAGACGTTTATCTGCACTACTGCAAGAAGTTTTTGCTGCGCAGGGTTACGTTCGGCAACGGTGCGGAAATGGTGTACGATACCAGCAGCCAACTCGACACAAAGAGGATGGGCGAGTTTCTTGATAAGATACAAGCGGATGCGAGTACGGAGTTTGGCATCACGTTACCAAATCCGCAGGACAGATATTTCGAACAATTTTTACAAACATATAAGTGATGGAAAGAAAAGAATCATTTGTTTTTTATGCCAGTTTCGCAGAGGCTTTGGCAGAGTTAGACCCTGCGCAGCGTTTACAGTTGTATGATGCGATTGTGTGGTATGCTTTAGATGGCGTAGCACCGACAACGTTAACTGGTGTATGCAAGATAATATGGCATTTGATTGAGCCGCAGATACGAGCTAATTATGAGCGGTGGAAGAAAGGATGCAAGGGAGGCAGACCACATAAAAAGGAAAACGAAAAACCTATGGTTAAACATGATGTAAAACCTATGGTTAAACATGATGCAAAACCAGTGGTTAAACATGATGTAAAACCTAATGTAAATGAAAATGTAAATGAAAATGTAAATGAAAATGTAAATGAAAATGTATTAGTGGGTAAACCCACTGTGCGCACGACATTCACTAAGCCGACTATTGAATTAGTTGAGCGTTACGTGTTAGACCACGGTTATAACATGGACGCACGGGAGTTCTACGATTATTACGAGGCGAACGGCTGGATGGTAGGCAAGAACAAAATGAAGTCTTGGACGGCTGCGGTTGCTAACTGGAATCGCAGGGAAAAGGAAATACGACCACATAGAACGTCAACGGTAACGATGCCGAATGCCTTAGTTACACAGCCAGTATTTTACGACGATTAAACGCTACATGACATGAAGAATAGGGAGTGGGACAACGCTACTGGCGGCAGGGAATATGCTGCGCAGGGCGTATGGCTTTGAGATTAAAAAGGATTTCTACAAGGCGGCAACGGAAAAGGTGCTGCGGAGGTTTGAACCAAATATATTTGCTGAATGATGATAGACTTTGCAAAGACAATCGGTAATCTGATAGAAACGGGTTACCGACCACGGGCGGAGCATATACAGATAAACGTTCCCGATGCCCGTGAGGTGTTAAAACGGGGTATCGTCTACTTTCTTGGTAGGCGCGCCCGTTGGCTGGATGCTTACGATGAGGTTGCGGACTGGCTGACAGATAATGAGGGAAAGGGGCTACTGTGCCGAGGTACGTGCGGACTGGGTAAGACAGTAATCTGTGCGCAGCTGATGCCGTTGATACTTAACCACTATTGCAGAAAGATTGTACCAGTGTATGAGGCGGCAGAACTTGGAAAACGTGCGGATGAGATACTGGCGAAACACTTGATGGTTATCGATGATGTGGGCATGGAATCCCCGTCTGTGGAATACGGCAACCGCAGGGATATATTTTCCGAGTTGGTGTATAAGGCCGAGAACGATGGAAAGTTATTGATTATAACAACCAATCTTCCGTACACTGGCGGCACAGTGAACATGGCAACCCGTTACGGAGTGCGCACGGTGTCACGTTTGCGAGGGATGGTAAAGACAGTTACTTTTAGAGGGGAGGACATGAGAGGATGACGTATATCGGAATAGACCCCGACATCGACAAGAGCGGTGTGGCGTGGCTTGACAGTGAAACGAGGGAGTTACGGATGATGACATTCGGGTTTGCTGACTTGATGGACTTATTCGATATTATGAGTAAGGTCGAAACACCGCCCACGGTGGTGGTAGAGGCATCATGGCTAGTACCTCACAACTGGCATTATACACCGTATGACACAAGGCGGAAATGTGCCAGTCTTGGGCGTGCCGTAGGCAGGAATCATCAGACGGGAATCCTTATCGCACAGATGGCGGAACACTACGGGCTGCATGTTACCCTGCGCAGGCCGTTGACGAAGTGCTGGCAGGGTAAGGATAGAAAGATAACGCAGGCGGAACTGGAGGCAATCACGGGAACGGCAGGGCGCACAAATCAAGAAATGAGGGATGCGGCATTGCTGGCATGGGTTGAGGCTGGTCTGCCTATTAGAGTAAAACCAAAAAGCGAATAATTATGGACTACGAAAAGAAATACAAAGAGGCTCAGAAGTGGATAGAAAGTATCTACTCAGAGTTAAGTCATGAACAACAGATGGAAGCAGAGGCATTCTTCCCAGAACTCAAAGAGAGTGAGGACGAAAGGATAAGGAAAGAAATCATAGCCACTATTCATTTGTATTATGGTGAACCGCTTGAAGATGAAGCAAAAGAAATGATTGCTTGGCTTGAAAAGCAAGGTAAGAATGATATACTTGAAGATGCCGTAGTGGATAGCAATGATGATGGGCTTATTGCTGATGCCTTACGAAATAAAAAGATTGAACCAAAGTTTAAAGTTGGTAATTGGATTACTAATGGTGATTATACTTGGAAAATAATAGAGGTAAAGCCTTTGGATTACATACTCCAATCACAAGATGGTAATATAGTAGATGACACCATATCTCATGTAGATGGACAGTTCCATTCTTTTACCACAGAAGATGCAAAGGATGGTGATGTGCTTGCTTGCACGCTTCCAAAAGGCTGTGAAAGTGGAGAACAGATATTCATATTCAAATGCATTAACAGTCGTGACTATGTAGATAATTGTATTGAATATTATTGCCGTGTTTATGAAGGTGTTTTTTATGAGAATGAGAATGGAAATGGTTACATGGGTACGACTTCCTCTCCATTATACCCAGCCACCAAAGAACAACGTAACCTTTTATTTCAAAAGATAAAAGATGCAGGATATAAATGGGATGAAGGCAAAAAAGAATTGAGGAAGATTGAGTACACTCGCGCAGATGCCTTCATTGAGAAGGCAGTGAAATTTATGGAGAAAATTGATGATGTGGATGAATATTCTTGGTATAATGAAGAAGAACATGCTGCTGGAATTACAGAAAAATGTATTGAAGATTTCAAAAAGTATATGAAAGGAGAGTAATGGTATGGAAACAGTAAAATACCTATGTGAATTTTTCTTCACTAACTTCTGGCATTGGTTGGGTCTTGCTGCCCTATTAGGAATTGTCTTTGGTAACGGATTTATAAAAATAGATTCAAATAAAAAATAGTTATGATACAGTACATATCAAAAGCCGCTGTAGTGTCGGAGATAAATAACATGCTTAAATCAAAGGAGCATACATCCCACTGTGATGAAGCATCTTTCAACAGTGGGAGATGGAAAGCCCTGACAAGTATAAAAAATTTCCTCGACACTCTCGAAGTGAAAGACCCATATGAAGAAGTTATTCAATATGATTCAGTAAAAAGTGGAATTCAGGCACATGCTGAAACATATTCATTTAACATAGAAAGCATATTGTTCAATCAATTAACAAAAGAACAGCAGAAACTATGGAGAGAAGAAATTGAACAAGCTGTCATTAGCGGAGGTGAAGCTGGTGTTGAACTTGCAAGAGACCCACGTTACAAGGAAAATTTTGAAGTAAAAAAGATGGATTTGGAGAAAGAAATTATACAATTTTTAGATACATATTTTCCTGATGCAAAAATAGGACATAAATTAAGTTTAAGAAGAACTGCCAAACATTTCTTTGAACTTGGTTTAAACTCTCAAACTAAGGATATGCAAGAAGCTCTCCGTACAGAGTATGAAAAAGGCAGGGCAGATGTTCTGCGTTGTATAGACCCTGACGAAATGGTGGCAGACTTCTACTCACAGCCACTCTCTAAGACAAGAAGCCTAGCTTCCATTTACAGACAAGGAATAATGGATATACTTAAAAGAATAAACAACAATGAAGAAACTAGCATTACTGACACTCACAGCATTGATGATGGTGGGGTGCGACCAACAACAAATTGCAAATAATATTACCAAAGACGACTTTGGTGTTTGTGTATATGACTCATGTGAGTATCTGATTGCTGCACATAGCAATCAAGGTTATCTTGCCCACAAAGGTAACTGCCGCTACTGTCAACAACGCATGAGGCAGATGATGTGGGAGGTGAAAGACAGCATTCTGAAGACGATGGATTAAGATGAAAGCAAAGAAGATATGAAACATTACATTTCTTTACACATTACGGTGTCGGAAATCTTTAATGATTGGACATTCATGTTGACACCAGCGTTCTTTATTAAACGCTCAGATAAATTCTGTAATGAATCCGCATATTATATCGTCGCTCAATGGCTGGTGTTTCAAGTGCAGATAGTATTCACTAAAAAGAAATAACAAATGGCGATAGTTGTTTGTGTAGTGTAGTGTATGCGAGCCGATTGCGTAGTGATACGTGGTCGGCTCTTTTTTTGGAAAAAATAAGCGAAAAAATATTGCAGATATAAAGAAATTCCGTATCTTTGTACCGAAAACGTTTAAAATCAATCTATTGGAGATTATGGATGGCAAAGAAACGAACGGCAACGGAGGCACACCACTGCGGAGAATGTCAGTACGCAGTGCCAGTCCTGCGTTTCCATACTCTATCTATCAAGGGCGAGCCAACGATGGCGGAATGTCCTTACGTGAATGACCGTTGCGTGTTACTGTCCGAAATGGCGTGCGATAGGTTCACACAGACGGGCGGAAAGGTACACGCCTTATAAAGTACCCACAAGCGGAAAGAAAACGCATCAGGCGACCAATTTAACGAAAATAACACTATGGAAGAAATCAAGAAAGCAAAACTGAAAGACCTTATCCAAGACGATAGGAATCTGAACAAGGGTACGGAGCGAGGGCAGGAGTTAATCGAGAAATCCCTGCGTGAGTTCGGTGCTGGTCGTTCATTGTTGTTGGATAAAAACAACCGTATCATTGCTGGTAACAAGACGCACAAGAATGCGGAGGCACTGGGCATGGATGACGTTATCATCGTGGAGACGGACGGTACGAAACTGGTTGCCGTGAAACGTACCGATGTGGACTTAGACACGAAGAAAGGACGGGAGATGGCACTGGCGGACAATGCCACGGTTAAGGTCGATTTGCAATGGGACACGGAACAACTTGAGAGTGTTGCAGAAGATTTCGACATTGACACCGAAGAATGGGGAGTAATACCCGAAACCATTATTAATCCCGATGATTTCTTTAACTCTTTGGGTGACGGGGAAGAAAACAACAAAGGAGAAAAGATTGTTGTGGAAATTCCCGTGGATATGTTGGAAGCGAAAGAAGAAATTCGCACCGCAATCGAAGAAGCGGTTAAACCTTATGACGTGAAAATAAAATGAGAATATATTTGGCAGCAATATCGAGTGTTAAAAACGCATTTATAGACGGGAGATTGAATCTTTCTGAAATGAATGTTTTGGAATCGTTTTATTCGTTTCAAGATTGGCAAAAACCTTTGATACATCAATTTAAAGATTTCATGCTCGATAGTGGTGCTTTCACGTTTTTAAAAAGCAAAAAGAGGGGAGATTTGAATTTTCGCACATACGCAATACGATATGCGGATTTCATTCGACAAAACAACATCGATAAATTTTTTGAATTGGATATCGATTCTCTCGTTGGAATGAAAGAGGTCGAATATTTGAGAAACGAAATTGAACACATTGTCGGGAAACAATCGATACCCGTTTGGCATAAAAACAGGGGGAAAGATTATTTTGTCGAAATGTGCAAAAATTATCCTTATGTCGCATTAGGCGGTATAGCGTTAAAAGAAATCCCATCGTTTGAAAAAATATTTCCATGGTTTATTGAAACAGCACACAAATACGGAACAAAAATTCACGGATTGGGATTTACGAAGATGCGACAATTATCTAAATTTCCTTTCGATTCCGTTGATTCGACTACATGGCATAACGGGATGCGGTTTGGTGAATTACATTTGTTCAAAAATGGTACAATCGTTCGGCATACATCAGTAGTCAAAGGGTTAAAATGCAAATCTTTAAAAGATACGAACGAAACAAATATTTTGAATTTGAATGAATGGATGAAAATGTGTAAATACGCTGAAATTTATTTGTAACGCTTATGTATTACGTATCAAAAAGAATGGAGATTGCAGGGGCGCACAACCTAAAACTTTCATACGAAAGCAAGTGCGCAAATATACACGGCCATAACTGGATTGTGGTCGTACATTGCAAGGCAAAGAAACTAAATGCCGATGGAATGGTTGTGGATTTTAAACACATCAAGGAAAAGATACACGGGTATCTTGACCACGGCTATATTAACGAGTTACTGCCATTTAACCCGACAGCTGAGAATATTGCACGCTGGGTCGTGGAGCAGATTCCTGAATGCTACAAAGCATCCGTACAAGAAAGTGAGGGTAATATAGCAATATTTGAACGTAATGAAGATTAATGAGATATTTTACTCCTTGCAAGGGGAGGGAAGACACACGGGCAGGGCAGCGGTATTTATCCGTTTATCGGGATGTAACCTCAAATGTCCGTTTTGTGATACGGATTTCCTAATTTTTAAAGAAATGCGTGAGGATGAAATTGTGGACGCAGTATGCTCCTTAAATATCAATTGCCACATGGTGGTAATAACGGGAGGCGAGCCCACAATACAAGATTGCACGTTATTAATCGACCTATTACACAGAAACGGGTATTACGTAGCGATGGAGAGCAACGGCACGCACAAAGCACCGTTTAATGTTGATTGGTTAACCGTAAGTCCTAAATCTGATTACGTACATAACGGAACGGTGAGGGTATCAGAGTGCAACGAACTAAAGGTAGTATTTAACGGCGATGCACCGAGCGACTACGATATAAAGGCGGATTACTATTACCTGCAACCATGCGACACAGGAAACGATGAAAAGAACAAAGAGATAATAAATAAATGCGTTCAATATATCGAGGAACATCCAAAATGGCGGTTATCGTTACAGACGCAGAAAATAATTAATGTGAGGTGAAAATGGAAAAGGAAAAGATAATACGTGACTATCTTTTGGCTATCGGGGAAAATCCCGACCGTGAGGGGTTAATGGAAACGCCAAAGCGTATCGTAAAGATGTGGAAGGAGATATTTCGTGGTTATAACCCCGAACAAAAGCCAAAGATAACCACGTTCGATAATGATATGCACACCACTGATATTGTTTTCGATACGGGCGATTATTACTCTATGTGTGAGCATCACATGCTGCCGTTTTTTGGTAAATACTATTTTGCATATATCCCCGACCCAAACGGAAAAATACTCGGCATCAGCAAAGTAGCACGAATAGTCGGTTACTGTTCTGCACGTCTGCAACTGCAAGAGCGATTGGCAAGGGATATTGTTGACATGCTTAACGATGCGTTAAAAGGAAAGGTGCAGGGCATGGCAATAGTTATGCGAGGCACACATCTTTGCAAAACAATGCGAGGGGTAAGGAACAACGGGCAGATGACCGTTTCTTATCTATCGGGTATTTTTAAAGAAAACAACGATGCACGGCAGGAGTTTTATAAACTTATTGAAATGCAGGAGAAAAGATAATGCCAAACGAGCAGAATTTAAGACCATCGGAGTATAAGTTAAGCCAAGATGAAGCCAAGAAAGGCGGAATCGCATCGGGAGAGGCACGCAGAAAGAAGAAAACACTGCGTGAACTGGTGGAGCTGTTCGGCGAGTTGGGAGTGAACCCCGACACACGGAAACTGATGAAACAACTGGGAATCCCCGAGGACTTAATGACAAGGAAGATGCAGCCAGTGGTGGCGTTGTTCAACAAGGCAAACAAGGGTGACGTTTCTGCCTTTAATGCAATACGTGACATCATAGGCGAAAAGCCAGTGGACGAAACGAAACTGACTGGCGCACTCGACACCAGTATTCAGATAGGATTTGTGGAAACGGGCATCGAGCCAGTGAGTAGCGAAAGCGAGGTAGATGCAGACTAAACGCATTTACGTGCGTTTTAAGCCGTTAAAACTATCGGAGTAATAAAGTGCCCACAAAAGAAAATATAACGCAACAGACGGGAAATTCGGATAAAATAACTATGATGGCGTATAAAGTGATTGCCCCACTGTTTAGGGCGAATATAGATGAAGATTACCGCACATACGTGAACCAAGGCGGCACGTCAAGCGGTAAGACATACACCATCATGCAGGTGTTATTCTTCCATGCGATGTCCGAGAATGGCGCAATCATTACAGTGTGCGGTCAAGACTTGCCAAACTTGAAAGTAGGTGCGCTGCGTGATGCAAAGACCATCATCAACGGCAATAGCTGGCTGCGACAGTGCTTTGTAGTGAACGAGAGCGGCTCGTTTATAAAGTGTTTTAATGGTTCACTGATAGAGTTCAAAAGTTATGAGAACGAGCAGGATGCCAAGAGCGGAAAACGTGATTACTTATTCGTGAATGAGGCGAACGGTATCACGTATCAGATATACTGGCAACTGGCTAT